ATGAAAGTATTTGAAGCCAAATCACTGCTTTCAGAAGCAGATAGACGCGCAAAGGAATACAAAGAATTAAGAAGTCAAATGGTCAATCTAAAAAAGGCTTTTAAAGCTGTAGCTGATTTAGATGACAGTGAGTTTTCCGGCAAAGGTGCCGATAACATCAAAGCGTTTTATAAAGACCACGCAGGTGTAGCTGACAATTGGATTGACTTACTTGATATGAAAATTGCTTTCTTGACAAGCATTTCAGGTACTTTAGAGGACGCCAGCTTATCTGATGCTTATATAGAAGAATCCTTCTTAGAACACGAGCTGGCTAACGCCTACACAAAATCAAAATCTATTATGTCTGAACAGAAAAAAGCAATGAAAGATATCTTAAATGATATCGACGATATCCTTCCGCTTGATCTGTTTTCAACTGAGGACTTTAAAGACGAGCTCACCGATGCGGAGCACAAACGCAAAAAAACAGTCAATAAACTAGGCAGCGTGGACGAAGCACTTGTTTCTGAATATGCCCAATCAGAGCCAAACGAGCAATTCATCAAGAAGGACTTCCAAAAGCTTGAGGAATCAACAGGCAAAGGCAAGAATGCTACACCCATCCATTACAACGCCAAGGCGTACCGTGAGAGTGATATACATAAGAAAAAAAGTGATATTGAGAAGCGAACGGATGCTTATTTGACGATTAAAAAGAAAGAAGAAAAAGATCGGGAAATCGATAAGCTGAAAGAAAGACTGAAAAATTACGACTATGCTGATGCAGATGAATTCTATTCAATGGCTAAAACTATAGGTTACGAGAACCTGACAGAGGATCAGCAAAGGTATTTCACACAGATAGAAAACACACATGAACTCACGGAGGGCTTCAAAGGAGTCGGTGTCGGTCTTTATGATGTTGGAAAAGATACTGTAATTGGTTTAAAAGACTTAGCTGTCGGTGCCTGGGAATTCTCCCAACTCTCTGATAAGCAAAAAGTTGCCACCACAATTAGTACTGTGTTGAATACACCTTCATATGCTAAAATCATATGGAAAAATATAGCTGATTCATGGAATGATAAATTTATAAACGGTGATACATACTCAAAGGCACACTATGTTACCTATGTAATCGGCAATGTAGTTGGATTAAAAGGCGCAGGAACTGCTGTAAAAGTATCTAGTAAGATCGCCAAAACTGGCGCAACTAAGGTAGATAAAGTTTTGAAAGCTGGAGAAAAAACAGCAACTAACCATGTAAATAAAGGAATCTCTAAAGGAAAAAAATACATCAAATCCTTATCTGGAAATAAAGATGAACTGGCTCTTGTAGGAATAGCTCAAGATATAGAGAACACTTACAATGTAAAGAATACATCTATATTAAAAAAAGAGATTCAATCCAAACAAGATCAATTCGTCCAAGCTGCACCATATACGCATAAAGATGCATTCGGTAACACCGTCACAACCAACTTAAAAAATGGACATTTAAAAAATGATGTTCACCCTGTAACCGGAGTACCTTATGATAAAGATGGCTTCCCAATTTTTGAACCAGTTGCCGAAGTAAAGATTGATAAATCATTATATCTACAGAAAGATACCGCACAATTTAAAAAAGCCACTGAACTATTACAGCAAGAAATTAATAAAAATCCAGAGTTAAAAAAACATTTTACAGAAATGCAGTTAAAGCAGATTTCAAAAGGCAAAAAACCAAAAGGTTTTACATGGCACCACCATCAAAATGAAGGTATAATGCAGCTAGTAGATGCAGATATTCATGGCAAGACAGGACATACTGGCGGAAGAAACATATGGGGCGGAGGTTCCAAATACAGATAAAAGGAGTTTTTAAAATGGTTGAATGGGATTTCGGAGAGCATCCTGTTAGTAACGAGGAAATTATTGAAGTAGAAAACATTTTACAAGTAAAGTTCCCAAAGGATTATTTAGAATATGTCAAAATCTATTCTGGCGCTACCCCTTCTCCCGAAACTTTTGACCTTGAAGATAGGGAAGGAGTTGCATTCGGATACTTACATAGCTTCCATAAAGAAAGTGAGTCATATATAGTTAACGTTTCTAATCGTTATCGAGATGGTAGAATGCCAGACAAAGTAATACCGATTGCGGATGATGTGTTTGGCAATGAAATTTGTTACGATTTTCGGAAAGGACTCAGTAGTCCTTCTATTGTTTTTTGGGACCATGAAATTGCACATGAAGATCCTGATAGAGCTCTGAGTCATATATGTGATTCATTTCCCGAGTTAGTTAATAAACTATACGAGGAATAACGGTAAATCCCTTCTCATAACGAGAAGGGATTCTCTTATTTTAGTAGGGATTCAAGTTTCGCTTTAGTATCAAATCCATAAGTACAGTCCTCTAATGCTTTACTGGACTTAATTGAGATTAAATAACCTATTAGAATGCTTAAAAAGCCCCCAATTTAATAACTGGGGGCATAATACTATATTAATTATAAACTTTAAATGAATTAGTAATGTGATCTCCTAACCAATTGATTTCAGATTTTTCTTTCCAAATTTTTAACATTACACGGAAAGTTCCACTTTGACCTTTTTTTAAATAATTATCAATATGAAACTTTTTCATTGGTGTTTGGCTACTGAACTCTCCTCTTATTGTCCCTCTTTTAATCCATGCTCCATTTTTTCGTTGATCAAGTTCCATTCTGTAGTAGACCTTTCCACCAGCAGCTGTTTTTTTACCTGTAACACCTATGTATGAATCAGATTTCGGATAATTTCCTGAACGATCTGTATACACCATAGCTCTTATACCATGTTGAGTAGACCAGCTGGAGCTCGCAGCTTCTGCTTTAGGAGCTTCAAACGTCCAAAAACTAACTCCCAATAATAAAGCAGCTAATAAAATCTTGCTAAACTTTTTCAATACTATCTCCTCTTTCCAGAAAAGTTTATTATTGTAACACCAATAATTATATATTACTATAATCCCCATATCAAGAAATTTAATAGTAAAATTGGAAATTAAGGAACAAGGATCCTATTTAATATAGTTCTTTCCCATAATAAAAAAGGGCACTTTCATTTTAGTAGTACTTCAAGTTTCGCTTTAGTCTTAGGCCCATAAATGCCGTCAGCAGTCAGATCATTCACTGACTGGAACCGTTTGACTGCATTTGCTGTTTTCGGTCCATACACGCCGTCAATGCCGTTATTCTTCGCCCCTTTGTCCGGGTAGAAATAAAGAGCAGCAAGAGCTTTTTGAATCCGCCTTACATCATCTCCTTTTCGCATAGGGCTTGTTACTTTATAGATGCCAGAAGGCAACGCATAGGAAGTTTTTTTGCTACTTGGTTTAGGGCTTGAAGTGCTCGAACCTGTGAGCTTTAATACTTGGCCGACCTTGATCAAGTTCGGGTTTTTGATACTGTTCAAGCTTTGCAGGGTTGCCACACTCACCCCATGCTCTTTTGCAATTGCGGAAAGAGTATCTCCTTTTTTGACTGTGTAAGTGCCCACAGAAGCTTTAGGCGCAGATGATGACGGTTTAGAAGTTGTCTTTCCTCCCAGCGCCTTCAATTCTGCTTCAATGGCAGATTTAACCTCGTCCCATCTTCCCTCTGACAAGATACGGTGCGGACAATACTTGCCGTTCCAGTCTTGATGTTTGCGGACTCGATCAACACCCCAGTCTCGTTCTTTAAGCAGCTGCGCCACAAATTTAATAGCCAATTTTTCTGCTGCCTCGTATTTAGCGCCTCCTGACTTGCTGTTGCAGATTTCAACGCCTATAGACTTACGGTTACCGGGTCCGTTTGTGCCGTCTCCTGTATGCCATGCATTGCGATTTAACGGCAGTCCTTGAATAACCTCTTTGTCATCAACTGCAAAATGGAAACTCGTTGAACTGGTGTTTCCGATCATATAGCTGATCTCATTGGCAGCAGACGCATCGTTAGCTGTATTGTGGATGGTAATATATTCAGCGTCCAAGTAATTCGGGCATTTCAAACCGTATTTTGCTTCTGATACAAGATTGTTTTTCACTGCAATTGTCATGGAAATCTCTCCTATTCTGTTTTTGAAATAGAAAGAGCCGCTGGTTTTATCCAGCAGCCTGTTCATCCTTTTCTTTTGTTTGTTCGTTGTCCTTTTCGATTACGTGAAGTCGGTCAGTGATGGCCGCCGGAATCGTAACGCCGATCTGCGCCAGATTCTCCGTAATGGAAAGGCCCTCATTGGCGATATAAAAAAGAACGGTTCCAAATGTCAGGACGCCGTTCAGATTAAGGATTGTATCTATGATATTTGCCACAATGACCACCGAAAAACTAAGCATTTTCCGGACATAACCAAACCATGCACTCCGGCTCCGCAGCTTCTTAAATTTCCAAGCCTTGATGACGCCTGTTATTACGTCAAGAATGCTGAGAACAAGCAGTAAATCAAGATACTTCACACCTCCAAACAGGTACACTCTCGCTAAATCTAATGTTTCAAAATTAATAAACACAGTCGTTTCCTCCATTTCTTGTTATCACCTCCTTAGAGGCAAATTAAAAAAGCCGCTTATCCGCCGCTTATTTTTTCTGATGATTTATTTTTACTGGAACTTTCAAGTTGTTGAGGTTCTTTTCTAACTTCTCAATATGCTCCTTCAGATGTTGTATTTCTTGCTCTTTTTCGGCTAAAAGCTGCTTATCTTTTTCTGAAAGGTACTGATATGACAAGATTACATCTTCAGCATCCATCCAATTTTGACGATAAGCTGCCGCTTTTCGTTCGAATAGCCCCGCTTTCGTTTCTAAATCCATTTCGTTCGTTTTCTTTTCTTCCATGTTGATTCTCCTATTCTGTTTTGTCAGGATAAGCGTTTCCGCGCTCAAGGGCTGTTATCTCGTCAAACTCTTCTTGCGTAAGGCGGCCCTTTTGAACGTGTGTTTTGAGCTCAATGGTTAAAACAGTTCCATTCTTCCAGCAATCCTCAAAAAAGTTGTAAAACACACTTCGTTTTTCCATCGAATCTCTCCGATCTTATGGCTGGTTTACCATTAAAACATTACACATTCTTTGTAAATCTAAAATTTGTTCTTTCATCTGTTCTTCTGTTGTTTTCGCATCATTTGGAGGAGTTATGTCGATTGGTTCCAGTTTCATTTCATTGCTCTCCTTTAGGGTGTAAGTAAAATTCTCCTGATCTCGTTCCATCAGGAGAAACTGATACACGAAGAATCGGTTTCATCAACATGTACTCAATGTCATCTATATAGTCGCAAAAATAGCCGTCCTGGTCTGCTACCATACGAAACAGCTTATATTCCATTGTGCCAGTTGCTTTCACATAGACAATATGAAGCCCGTAACCGACATCTCTTTCTGATTCGGTCTTAATGTCAAATTCAACTGTGTCCATGGAAAACACCTTTTCAAATTTTGATTCGTGATAATTACAAGCTGAAAGAGATATTCCCTCAATTGTTTCTGTCATTTCTAACCCTTCTATATACGAACGACTACTAGGATTAAAAACAAATTCTTTGATCAAATCCCTTCCTCCTTATGCTTTTTCATAAAAGACAACTAATCTTACCGTTATGGATGCACTGGTCAAATCCTTCGCACCTGTCCCCCTAACATGGACTTGAAAACCTTTAGATGATTGACTCATTATCCCCGCAGTCACATTATTGGCATTAGATCCGTAAGGTGTAGCCATGACAGCAAAAATATTTTCTGCGCCTTCTGAATTCCCATCAACAAAGTTGATCGTTGTATAACCATAGGCATGTGATCCGCTACTCGTTAAAACAACATCACATTGAGTAACGCATATGCACATGTTGTTTTGTAATGCTCCGTGGATATCTGTGACAAGAGAAGTTACATTGCCGCCTACGATTTTTTCTGCGGTAGTGTATTGGCTGTCTCCGGGATATATCTTAGAGCTTTTGGGAAGCTCAACTGGCGCACCTTCAAACACAGTACGCTTGTTTGCTTTCATCCGTAGACCGCCTGAGACGTCAATTTCTGCATTGCTAGGTTTTAATTCCAATAAAGTGGAAGAACCAGAAACACGCGCCCTGTTTTGGAAATTAGAAAAATATTTTATTTCGTCAATATCTGTGGAACTCACTTCGCCCGTTAGTGTGAAGATATCTTTCGGCCTATTTGTAGGTGATTCATTAGAAATCGCTATAATTCCTTGTACACCTGTAGTGCCGCTTCCTTTAGAACCGTACATTTCAACAACGGGGACATCGCTTTCAGTTGAGGTTCTACCAGCCCCTTTAACTGAAATCTTCCCATCCCCTATGCTTACACTTCGATAGATTTCTTGATTTGAACCGTCAGAGTCTACATGTCCGCTCTCTTGATAAATAAGACTAGACTGCACGTCTAATTTTGTGTATTCCCCATATGAGCCGGAAGCCGTTGACCTCTTGTACTGATATAGCTTGTTTCCATCAAAATAAGAATCAAAGTCACGGTTAGTGTTCAACGCTTGGAATTTGCCACCTTTGATTAATGAACCTGTGATATTAATAGAATTAATCGTGCCAGAATTTATTTTGTCAGCTGACAGGCTCCCGATCTTGGCATTTGTAATGGCTCCGTCAATGATATGGACTGTATCAATTATGGCTGTTTTCAGATGAGCTTTTGCAATAGCAGCGTTTTGAATGGCTGCTGTTCCTATTGCCGCCTCAGCAATTTGTGCGCTTGTTATTGCTGCTTTTTGGATGTGTGCTGTTCCTATCGCTGCTTTTTGTATATGAGCAGATCCGATAGAAAGGGCTTGGATGTAATCGCCGTCAATAACGTTGTCGGTCAGCTGTGTATCATACGGGCTATACCCATATTCGAAAATAACATCGCCTTTGCGTACTTGTACTTTGCGAATCACAAAGCTGCATAGTTCTGTACCGTTTTGATTGTTACCGCCGATTCCGATTGTATAATCTGCCCCTGTTTCCGGCGCTGTAAACTTTATATTCACCCTCACAAATTGATCTGAAGGATAACTGGAAATATTGCTTAATTCACTGCCGCCTAACTTGTACCAGGTATTAAACTTTTTTAGATGGATATAGTTTATGTCTGTAGTATTGTTTCTTTTAATTTCGAAAGAAAGTGTATATGTTTCTCCCTTTATCAGTGACATCCGCTGTATATTGACTGGTGCTTTACCATAACCACATACACCAAAAAATATTTGATCTGTGTTCAATGCGACTTGTTTGATAGTCATTTCATTAAACTCTTTATCTTCTACGGTGTGCGCTGTATTTGAATAATCGTAAAACCATTTCGCCTTTAAAAGAGAGCCTGGGAAGATATTGCCCTGGTCAAAGTTACGTGCCAGTTTATCAGCCGTGACCGCCAAGTTTGCCAAACGATCCGCTATAACACTTCCGAACATGATGTCATCCGTCAGAATCCGCTGGGTTTTTGCTGAAAACTCAGCTGTAAATTCGCTTGCTTTGCCGTGATAGTTAACAGCCCTAAGGCGATAGTACCAAACGTTATCAACGCCAGCATTTTCATGCAGGAAACCGCTCTGCTTTCCTCGCCATAGCCGGTTTTCGATAGACGGGGTAAACCCTGTCGTTTGCGATCCATAAACCTCATATGCAGCAATATAAGAAGAAGGGTCATAATCCCATGTAATACTCACGCCTGAAAAAAGCCCCTTAACAGATACATTAGAAGGGACTTTCGGGATAATGTCAGGGAAACTGCCGTCAGTGACTTCCCCAACGTCTGGCTTCCTCTCCCAAGTACCTCGATTTTTATCGAGTATATTCTCTATCTGATTAATCCGATCATCACCTTGGAGCACCGATAAAAACTGCCCTATTTCCACAACGCAGGTATTGTCTGGATCTGTGATGTCATATTCCATTGATATGATGCGTTGCGATGTTTCTATCGGAATAGCAAAATTTCGGTCTATGGCAATAGTCGTATCGCCCAACTCAACGTGCTCATGCTCATAACCTGGTACGTTCTGAAGCAACTGAACTGAAAGCTCATAATTCACCTCAGTTTTTGATGCTGTCGTAATGAGATGGTTGTATGTGGCTTTTAAAAGCTCCGCTGGATCAGTTATATCTTCATTGTTGTATTGTCCTTCTCTGTGGATTAATTCACCGTTTTTAAGGCGCCCCAGCCTTTTTAATAGATCCGGATCGCCCACCCATTCCTGACCCAGTGGTTTATCAACTGGATCACCTTTTGATTTCTTCCACTCTACTTCTGAGAAGTCAATAAACCGCGAATAACCGCCAGTCTCCTCTCCGTCTTCGTCTGTTGAGGCAATAGAGGCACCATATCCCCAAAGAGCTGTCAATGGGTAGCTGATGACCGTTCTTTTAATATTCTCTGTATCTTTATCTATCTCAAAGCGTTTCCCACTGTCTTTTCCTCGTCGTGGCAATATCTTGATAATTCTCTTTGTGATCTTGTTTCCGTCAAACTCGATAGAATCTTGAAGCTCGCCGCCCCAGATGTTTATCACTTCAGCAATACATTCCAAAGCTGTTTTCTTATAAAATGTAGTGGAATTTGTACCGAGTTCAGCACTTACCTCCGCTACCCACCGAGAACGGGCAAGCACGTTGTCTAAAACAAATTGTGCTGTTTTATCAGTTGGCCGGAAGTCTTTCACAAAGGTTTCTGCCAGCTCCATCATGGCAGCTTCACATGTTACCAGAGTGTTAACCTCTGAGTTTTCGTCTGTATCATCAAGCTCCTTAATCACAAACAATCGGAGAATGCCGTCTTTATCTCTAAAAACAACCTGATTCTCTTCAAACAAATAGCGCGCATCAGGATGGGAAGCATCTGCTACAAAAGAAAAAGAAGAGCCTTTATTCAGCTCTTCTTTGTATTTGGCATCCCAAAATCTGCACGCTTCTTGTCCGTCGCTGGACAGCACTGTCAGCACTTGATCATCTGGTGAAAGAATATACATGTCAGCCATTAACGGACCTCCTTACAAATAAGCCTCATCGAATTTGATGCTGCTTGCGTGACTTAACTTCAATTTTGTTTGTACTTTTGGTGGCAGCGTGAACCACTCAGATTGTATTTGCAGAGCAGTCATGATTAATTTGCCGCTGCATGTCACTTTTCTCTTTGATGAATCAATAATGAGGGTGTCACCGGCGATGAAGTTGTAAACGACTTTTATTTTCTTAGAAACAGATCCATCACCATTTAAAATAGCCACCTCATATGAAGTGGCCGCTTCTTTAAAAACACATTCGATTTTTGGTTCAATCTCCGCATACCCCGGGTTTGTGAAAACCTGCACCCCGGCATTCAGTTCTGATCCCGCAGCCGCTCCATACTTTTTAGGATCAGGGCAGATAAAGGTCAATGTTGCCTGTTGAAAGCCCCCCTGCTCCTCGCTTTCAGATACACTCTCAAATATTGCATAATAAGTTCTGTCTGGCTCATCATGGAAAACGAGTGGTTTCGGTTCATCTGCATGCAAAATATAAGTCAGTTCTTCTTGCTTCTTCTTCAATTCCTCTTCACTGCTGAATGCAAACAGAACATCTATAGTTATCGTTCTAATCGGTAGTCTGGTGCCGCGATAGAAACCGCCTGGCCGGTTCCCGATCGTGGCTGTATTTACCTCTCGGCTCAATATTCCCCGCCCAGTGGTTGATTTCACATAAAAGAAGGGTGAAATATCGATCCCATTGAATGTGATTTTCCACTGATTGGGCAAAATCTCCTGATAGTTGATCAATTAAATCTCACCCTCCTTGCATTAGATCTTCTTTGTGCGTCTGTCACAGGCTTCTCAACGCCCTGTCCGACTTTCTTACTGTCCATTTCGACAATGATAGTTCTTTCAGGTAACTCAAGGTTTTTGACATCTGCACTCAGTTCTTTTCTAACAGTGCCGAGGTCGCTTCTAGATATGGATGTATCGTAAGCAAGATTCATATCTTTCTGCTCGATATACATGGCATCGCTGATTGTACTTATTGCATTTTGAACTGCACTGATCCCATACTGAATCCCCGCTGCTATATTAGTAGAAACAGCGTTGCCAATATCGAAGCTTTGAAGGGTTGTCTTCTTTTCGAGTGTCTGAAGCATCTTACTGTAAGTATCTACTGCAGTGTTTTGGGCTTCAAAACTAATCATTGTACTGCTTACTTTGTTGTTCACTCCCACTGCAGCCGCTCTCTGTGCAACCTTGGCCGCACTTGCCGCAGCCGATTTCACTTTGGCCTGCGACTTATCAATACCAGCTGCCATACCGGTACCGACATGATAACCGACCTGATCGCGCATAACCCTCGATGGAGAATGAATTCCAAGAAGTTTTTTCATGCCGTTAGGGATTGCATTTGCCATCGATTTCACTTTGCTGGCTAATGCCCCCGCCATACCGCTAATACCGTTTATCAGACCTTGGATAATATTACGGCCGATGGTTTTCAGGTTGATTCCTTTGAAAAACTTCATCACGCTGTTCCAGATACTCACTATCTTTTCTCGGGTCGCAATTATGCGATTTGCAATCTGATTTTTCATGTAGAGGAACGCATTTGACGCCGCTGATTTTATCCCGTTCCAAATAGATTGAACTTTACTTTTGATTGCATTCCAAGTGCTTAGGATTTTTTCACGTGTCGCCAAAATCCGATTTGCTATTTGATTTTCCATGTACAAAAAGGCTGCAGATGCGGCTGACTTCAACCCATTCCATATCGCAGACACTTTGCTCTTTATGGCATTCCATACACTGAGTATCTTTTCTCTAGTTGCCAGGATTCTGTTTGCAATCTGGTTTTTCATATAGAGAAATGCTGCAGATGCTGCGCTTTTCAAACCGTTCCAGACTTTAGTAACTGCGTTTTTAATCCCGTTCCAGACTTTTGAGGCGAATGATTTAACGGCATTCCAGACGGTCATAACGATCTTTTTTTGCAACTCGAAATTCGCCTTTATAAGCGTGACAAGAGCCGACCAGACTTTTGAAGCCGCATTCTTAATGCCTGTCCAAGCAGATGAGAGCCACTTTGAAACAGCTCCCCATACTTTGACTGTATAAGCCTTGATCTTATCCCAGTTCGCAATGATGAGGACAACCAAACCCACTACAGCCGCTGTGATCCATCCAATAGGACCCATAGCAATGACCCAAGATGCCGCCATTCTCGCCGCGTTTGCAGCTGCCTGAGCCGCAAGAATGACAAGACGTTTCCCGAATGCAATCATTTGAGTGATTCCAGCTGCCAACATAGATGCAAAAGAACTGATTTGCGCTGCCGTCCACGCCGCTGCCATACGTGCCGCTTGTGCCACAGACTGAGCAGCCATGACAACCATCTGTTTGATCCAAAGTCCCATCTGCACTATCCCAGCTTTAAGGGAAGTGACAAAAGAGCTTATTTTCATAATTGTCCACGCCGTTGCTGTTCGGGTTGCTTGTGCAATTGACTGCGCCGCCATAACAGTCATATTCTTGATCCACAGACCCATTTGAACTATGCCGCTCTTTAGGGAAGATACAAGAGCAGATATTTTCATCGCTGTCCAAGATGCTGCCATCTTTACGCCATTTGCTGTGGCTTGAGCAGCCATGACCGTGTATTTTGCAATGAATCGACCAATAGCCGCAGTGGCTCCTTTTAATTGAGTTATCAACCCAGCCAACTTAATGCCGGCAGCTGTATCTTTGAACCCACGCAAGTATTGAGCAGCGTCTTTAAAATCTTTAAATCCATTTGTTACTGCACTAACAGCAGCCATTGCAGGAACTATCGCCCTTAATGCACCCAGTAATGAAATGCCCACCGCAATGAATTGTCCAATAGCAGGATTAGCTTGCATTGCTGCATTTGTGAATTTTAAAAAGCCATTAACGTTTTGCAAGATGGATTGCCCTAACGGCGCCATACCAACGAGCAAATTGATTATTGTTTTGGCGATTTCACCAATCGTACTCCAAACAGTCGGACCGTTCGTTTTGATGTAGTCAATAAACGACTGGAATTCTTTTGTTTTCGTGACGCTGCCGGCCCATTCATTAAACCTTTGAGTCATGTTGACAAGCGATGTCATCATGTCCTGAGACATCGGGGCAAAACCGGTAAACAACTTGGTCAGGCCGCCTGATAAGTTCCCGATGATCTGTAGCAGTTTAGGACCGTTCGTTTTGACATATTCTATAAACGTTTGGAACTTCTTCGAAGAACCTAAATTGGCTGACCACTTCACCCATGAAGCTGTGGCCTTTTCAAGACTGGCCGACATGTCATTTCCAAGAGGTCCAAATGCAACAATCAGATTCATAACTGTTCTGAGGACGTTGCCGGCTATTTTCCCAAATGTAACAAAAGCTTGGCCTGCATTTTTGTTCATGTAGTCTATAAAGCGCCGCATGTCGGTGTCTTTAAACGCCGCATTCATACTTTTTGCTAATGTAACGCCGCCGTTCGCCACGCTTTTGAACATAGGCCTTAAACTATTCAGAACGCCCTTAAACGTCGTCAGCGAGCTCGTGAACGTTTTTAAAATCGGTTTCTGTACAGATTGAGCGATATCATGCCAGTTACTTTTGAAATCCTCCAATGTGTCCAGCGCTTTTTTCTCTTCTTTTCCAAGAGATTTTTGCAGATTATTGATCTGCTCCATGATTTTAGCGCGCTCTTTTGCACTTGTTGCATTATCTAACTTCTCCTGCAGCTTCGAAAGGTCTTCAGATGCTTTAAATACGTCACCGATGGAAGTCATGGCAAGGGCACCAAACGCTACCGCACCGGTTCCCGCTGTCGCAAATGCACTGCTTAACCCCATAACTCCGCCGGCTGCCACTCCGAGCATAGGGCCCAAGGCACCAATTGCCCCAGTTATGCTGGCAAGCACCGGAGAAATTGCAGGTAATGCGGATGTGAAGGCACCAGCAAGCGAATGTCCTATTACAGTTGAAACAGAGTTAGTGATTTTCGCAAGACGATTCATAGAGTTTTCGAATCGATCCGTACGGGCTTCAATGAAGATCCATACTCTATTCGGTAAGGATCTCGTCTCAGTTTGTGCAGTAGCGACTGCACGAGTTAAATCTGAAGTATTCCCGTTAATATTGGCCGTTACCCGGTTTGGCAATGATGCAAGTTCTGCTCGTGCCGCCGATACGGCCCTTTGTACGTCGTCAGAGTCTGCGTCTAAATCGACTCGGGTTCTTTCGTGTCGATGAATAAAGTTGTCGATCTGCTGCTCTGCTTGTCTGACTCGCGCTTGGAAGCTTGCAATTTCCGCTTCGACTTCAACGGTATGGGTATCAGCCATACGCCGCATCATGTCATTGACTCGGTTCATGCTTCTGTTGAATCTCTGCGTCTGAGCTTCTATAACAGCAGTAAGCCTCTCGATCATGCCCTCACCCCTTTTCTTTGGATTGTTTTCCGAAATAAGACCGCACAGCGTCATTTAACATCTGCACGCCTTTCGCTCTCGGACCAAGCTTGTTGACGTCTGATTCACGCCATTTGTTTTCCTCGCTTGTCAGAGAACGTTCAAGCTCTCTGCGGGCTTTTCTAGCGTCAAACATCTTTGATTCTTTTGGTCTCTTTTCGTTTAATGCATAGCGATGAAACATAGCATTTCTCGCCAGCAACTCTATCTCGTCAATTTCACGCAGTTTGGCTGCTTTTAGTTTTCGTTTATACTCGTTTGGAGTCCATGACATAATGACATCGTTGTCGTAGACACCCATCCAACGAGCTGCATTTTCAATTACTTGGAGATAGTCGATCCCGTCTTCTCTTTGTACGCTTCCTCCATCGTCTCCAGCATGCCCTTGTTCATTTCGTCTTCCTCCAGACGCTTCGCTTCCATTTCCGGAGTCTCGTTCGGGCTGACCTTCTTCGGTTTCGCCAGCTTGTTCATCATCTTCCATTGCTGACGGATCTTTCCTTTGAAAAAACCCGCTGAATCCAGTGTGTTAAAAGCTTCTTTCACCATCTCATCAACGGCGTTTCCAGTTTCATCTTCTTCGATGATCTTAGCGATCGCATCCTCAATCTGCTCAACAGATGGTTTGCCTTTTTTCAAGTGAGCAAGTGCGCAATCCCAAAATGCAGAAAGGTAAACCGCATCATCATTCAGTAAGCTGTTGTAAATCGTTAATGTACCACCTGATTTGTCACCGTTTTTATCTTCTTTCGCATATTTCTCATTCGCTGTTCTATCGAATGCAAAATCACAACGTGCAGCATAATCTTTTCCGTCAATTGTTAAGTGAGCCATATATAAAACCTCCAAATTTTCGTATTAAAAAGAGCCCTAACAACAGCCGGGCTCCTATGCTTCTTTATTTGTGCGGGGATACTTTAGGACGTAACCGCTTGTGTTTGCGTAACAATTTCAGTCATCGAGGATTCTCCCGCGTCGTTCACAGCAGAGACATTGACCGTCAGTTTCGTGTCGGCTGCAATTCCTGTCAAGGTGTGAGATGTGCCTGTGACAGTAGCATCAAGCTTCTTGTCCGCTCCTCTATACACTTTGTATGACGTTGCCCCATCTACCGCATCCCAATTCACGGTCACGCTGTCAGTCGTAGCCGTGAACGATAGATTTTGGGGCGCATTAGGGTGTAGTCGTGCCGCCAAACTGCTCAAATTTCGTTGCACCCGCTGAAGATTCAATTGCCGCAAGAACTTCATCAGGTAATGGATCAAGCTCTCCTTTAAAAGTTTTGCCCAGTACCGGTAATGTCACTGACGTTTCAACGAATCCATCCTGTGGCTGACTAACCTCTAAACTCTCAATAATGGCATGGCCGTAAACTGCATTATGCTTCCCGTTTGCATTTTTATTTTTATTGGCCTTCCATACTTTGATAGCCTGTTCATTGTCGTAAGCTGTCTCAATTGCTTCCTGCCCTGGATCTGAGACAGCAGCATAATAAGTGAGCTCGAAGTTTTCATTTTTTGTTCCGTAACCAACAATACGGCCTGATTTTGTGGATTCATCCAGCGTGTCCTGTTCTTTTGTATGTGAACCTTCTGTTTGGAAGGCAATGAATAACCCTTCGGTCCCTTGTGCATCCATTGGCTGAACGAAGTAAATCTCATCTTTACCATTCAATAATTCTGCCATTTTGTTCATCCTCTCAATTGTTTATTGTATATCGCATTCTGAGAAGGCCATGTCTGGTGTATCCATCAATGTCAGTGATCACCTGCATGCCACGCATCTCAGAACGGCATAAAGAAAAGCCCTCTATTTCTAGGGGCTCTCTCGTTATTGCTTGCAGCATCAAATCAAGGATCTGCATCGCTTCTTTTTTTCCGTTGTAATCGCTCCAGCAATGGAGAACAACATTGATGATTTCACCTTTAGACGTTTTTGTTTCAAATGGCGAAACGTCATCATCGCCCGTTGTTACATATGGCTTTTTCTGATCTTTCGAGACTGCATCAAGCACACCAGTAACGCGTGCATTCAGCTCTTCATCAGTTGATAGCCTTTGAAATATAGCCGTTTGCAACGGCCACATGGCTGACCGCATAATGACAGCCCCTTTCTATCACATTTGACTGGCGAAGTACCGCATACCTTCCTCAATAGACGGATTCCAGAACGGCTGGGCCCGCATCCCCCGCGTCATAACCCATTGGTTAAGCTTGGTGTCATAATAGACCCAAGGAGTCTGCCGGCCGCCCCCGTCCTCCGCATAAATTCCGGTACCGTATTCGACATAAATTGCATAATCAGCACCAACAGAAATGACGGCCGTTAAGCCGCCGTCACGATAATCGATTTCTATTGAATTTTTCAAGTTCCCGCCGTCGATCATGGCCGTTGGAGCATTTAAAACGGCGTTGCTGTAAATCAGCTCAGCCGTGTCAGTTACAATCCGTTTGGCTTCTTCAATCAAATTGTTCCTGAACTCTTCAGTTGCTCGGCGCATTTGCCTGACCCATCTGCCGCTAACTCTTGCCATCAGACTCCAGCACCCCCGATACCTGGCATTTAAGATTCAAGACTTCATGCATGCCGCCTTGATCAATTGGCTCTGATTTGAGAATGAGAATTTTGTTTTCATAAATGATCCTCATTGTTTTCTCGATATCAGTCCGATAAGGGAAATACACGTTGCATTCAACCGGGTTTTGCAGCTGCTGAGCCTGATAAAATTCCCGGGAACTGACGCCACTGACTAAAGCTTCTGTTGTGATGTAGTCAACGTAACCTTCTTCATAACCACCGCCGCCGTCCGGCACCTTACCCATCCGCTGAAATGTGATTTCGTGGGGGAATTCCTCATAAATCATTTAACTCTCAGCCTTCGATATGGCGTAAGGTGTTTTGTGATGTACCGAGGAAATTCTGTATTGTACGAATACGACACATCCCCCATACTTCTTCCCGAGAGTCCAGAAGGAGTCATGTTATATTCCGCAGCCTTCGTAACAAAAAGCTTCACGCCAGCTGGCAAAGCCTCCGGATCGAAACTGTTATTACAAAAGTCACTGGCATACTCAATCAAGTTAGGGACTATCTCAGACAAATATTCGTCATGTCTATCTGTCTTAATCCCTGTCATTCGCTTTACTTGTCCGATGTCCACAGAATCACCTACTCTTCACCCAAGACAATCTTGATCAGTTCGTCTTTAGGTGCTTTTGGATCAAACTCGTATTCATTCTCTTTCAAGAAAACAATAATCTCATCTTTGTTTACTTTCTGCAGTTGAGCCTCAGTCATATCAAGAAGATCGGCAGCTGGCTTCTTGACCTCATCCACTCTCTTAAAGCCAATATGAGAGTAAACCACCTCAAAAGCCTTTTCAGTGCATTCAATTGTTTTTGAACCGTTAGACGCCTTCATATCACGCGCTTCCTCCTTCCAGTGCTTTCAGGCGGTTTTCAATATCAGTGAGTTTGGCAGTTACATCATCACCAAGCTTGGCTAACGTAACAGCCTTCGCACCGATATTGGCATTTTGTACACTGCTAGTTCCGATATTTCGACTTTGAACAGAACCATCACCAATATTGATGTTTTTCACTTCTCCGTCGCCAATCATTTCAGAAGTGATGCTTTTAGCAGCGGGCGTTGAACCGGGCAAGCCGGTCACTTTTGCGCCTGATTTGATCTCTAATTCTCCGCCGATCACCAATTTGTCGCCGTTATTTGTCTTATAGTTTTTAGATGTGTATCCCATAAGATTACGCCCCCGTTGCTGGAGTAATAGCTGCAAACGCATCATCAGTCAATGTCATGAAACCGACTTGCTGAGTCACACGAAGAGCAACCATGTCACGCTCATACAAGTTGATTGGGTTTCCGTCTGCATCAACAATTGTTGTCAATGTTGCATCCTCAGAGATCTTGTATTCCATACCTTGAGGAATGCCGTAACGTGTATAATTCCAGTCAGCCGCAAGTAATGACGCTTTTTCGTAATCCCATGACTTAGAATCGACATATCCGATCGGAAGACCAAGAGCCTGCTGTGTTGCGCCGCCTGTTGCATCGTTGAAGATCGGAAGCCCGTTACCATCCTTAGTACCACGAAGTTTTTGACGGAATCGGCGTGTTGTTGTAAAGCCGTTTACATCCTTATCCGCATCCTCAACTAACGCCATTACTCCATTAAGCTCGTCATATAGGTTGCCAAGTGAGTTTAAAGCAACAGTGTTACCAGATTCCTTGATTTTTTCAAACACAGAAACACCTTGACCAAATGGTGAATCGACACCGAATAACGCAGCCTGATCGAATTTAATAGCAAAGGCTTCAGCGATAGCCGGGCGCATTTGTGTGAAGAAATCAGCGATGGTATAACGCAAGAATTCTTTAGAAACAGGGATGATAACACCCAATTTCTTTGAAATCATTTTTGCTGTTAACCATTGTGCCTTAGAAGTTTGGATTCTCTCGCCTTCTCCAACCCAGTAAGCCCCTGGTCCAGAAGCCAAGTACGTGAATTCTTTCTCTGGCTTAGTCATTTCTTCATATTTTGCGAGTTTCGTGACAGCAGATTGAGTCATAAACTCTTTTAATACTAGTGTTCCTTGTTCAGTTGGGACCTTCCCGTTTACTGCGTCTTGCATCAATGCATTGTTTGGATCAAATGTTGGCATATAATAGCCCTCCTTATTTTCTAATACTTGCTTCAGCTGCCAGCGAGCTAATATCTAAACTTTGATTTGTCGGTTCATTGCTGCCGGACTGAACATCACGGCCGTTCTCTTGAAACTTGGATTCAATCGCCTTTTGAAGTGCAGCATTGTACTTCTCTTCGAATGCTCCGAGGTTCTTCATTGTTGATTCTTCATCCTCACCGATAAAGAATTCCACTACATCTGCCGGCAGTTGCTTTTCAGAAGCATAAGAGACAGCTTTGTTTAAAAGCTTTTCACGTTGTGCTGCTGTCTTTTGATCTTCCAGCTCTTTTTCTAGCTTCCTGATGCGCTTTTGTTCCTCTGTTTCTTCCGGATAAAGCTCTTTTACCTTTGCATCAACCAGAGCATCGAGGTTGTTCGCCTTCCATGTCTCAAGGCCTTTCGTAAAATGGGAATCCAATCGAGGCTGAATAAGTCGTTTCCCTTCGTCTGTTTCGAGGAACCCTTCCACCTTATCTGCTGATACGGCCGAAAGTTCTCCTACAAACGCTTTTACTTCTTCGTTCTCTTTATTTTCTTCAAGAAATTTTTTCACTTCGTCTAATGTTGGCATTACAGTTCTTCCTCCTTCGCCCTCTACAGTGCGCGCCTGTTATGAGTGCATGAAAAATAAGCCTTTTATTGTCATGCTCAGGACAAAATAAAAAGTGAAAGCTATTTAAGGCGTTATCCATTCAACTTTTTCTATTTCTTTTACTGGATAGCTAAATCGTCCTTCAGTAATAAATCCCTTTTCGCCAGTAAGCTCATTTGCAAAGATTGCTTGAGCAATCTGTAAGCTGACTTCATTAGACAATTGCACTTTTTCACCGCTTTTCAAATGTAAAACAGCATAATTAACTTGAGCCATTTATCATTTCCCCTTTTCCTCAATGGATTTGTACCACTCTTCATAAGTCTGGTATGGGATAGTCTCTCCAGCGCCATTGCCGCGCTTACGGGCCCTTCTTGTATCCGGTAGCACGCCGTTTACTTTGAAAGCAATCGTACAACGGCAGTTAATATCATCTTTGGCATTATTCATGTGCCCCGGGGCCGGTCCGACGCCGCCATATATTGATTTGAATAGCCCGTTTCGCTCAACAGTCTCGCCATCGAGCTTCCTGTGACCAGAACGAGTCTTCAGATCGAGTGTTGCATTCCACATCTTTTCGAGTTTGCTCTTTTTAGAAGCCTTCTCACCGCTTTGCATCCTCGCTGAGACTTGTACCCTATGAGTCTCTGTTCTCGCCACGTCACGAGCCTTTCTGCGGGCAAATTCGGTCGTTTGCTCAATACGCCGGGCAATCTTGGAGTAATCTTCACCAGCTTGAATCCCTTGAGCAATTGAAATCTGTATTTGCCGAACATAGTCATCTCTGTGACGCTTATATAAAGCTGAGAGAGTCAATTCAGCTATCGGGTTTAATATGGCCTGCTTGATTACTTCGACTGTAGGAATGCTGAAACCTAAATCAACCGCAGCTTCCATCTCGTACAAATAGGCAGAGCGCATGTAATTCTCAAGGAATTGTTTAGCTACCAATGCCTCAACGATTGTGAGGATGGTTTTGAATGCCTTACTGGATTCCTCAGTCACGCGCTCCATTTCTTTTTTGAATCGGTTGTATTTATTCATATCAGCCATGGATAGCTGACCATCTCTGCTGTATTTCGCATAAAGAGCCGCGATTTGTTGATTGATCTCTTTCAGCCGTTGAGCAAAAACGACATCAATCTTTTTCGCGTCCTCTGTGATCATGTCATCCAGGTACTTATCAATATCATTCTGGTTCATCTTCATCACCGCCCGTATCTGTTTCGATATCAGTCAACGGTGGCATGCTGTTCCTGTACTCCTCTTCCTCCTCTTTCATCTTATGAAGCTCATACTGAACATCATCGACAAAGGACAAGAGAGAAAGGCGTGTTTCTTCGCTGATTAATCCTTTAAGCTGCGATGTTGTCTGTGCCTCTTCAAGAACGTTGGCTGGAAGGTTACGCTTGAATCCGAACCATACTTTCAAATAATCTTCTGCTTTAGCTTTATTTTTCGTTGCCCAAGCTGAAAAGATCAACTTGTATTGGTAACGGAGGGCAGCAGTCATTTTCCGTTCCATCGTGATGCATTTATTCTCAAGCGCCATCAATTTAAATTTCATTGCAACGCCAGTGACATTGCCGCCAAATGATTCATCAGAGAAATTGACCGACTTTGCAAAACGGAGAATGTTTTCTTCCAGACGGTTCAAGTGATTTTCAATGATTGCGTCATTTATATCTTTTGTCAGATAGCTGACATCGTCTTTTTCATCGTAGAGTTCAAGAATCCCAGTCTTTTTAAGCTGTTGGAGTGTGTCCTCATCTGCTCCCAATCCCTTTAGGATCAAGTACGCTAGTCTGTACTGCTCAATCTCATTTGAGGCGTCTGACAGGGTCCGGTCATAGGCATCAATAAGAGACAATACCTTCTCGGCATCGCCTTTGAGCTCTTTATTGTTTGCCAGCCCGAATAAAGGGCAGCCATCAAACAAATGCAATTCTTTTTTATCCAGCGTAAAAGCAGAGCTGTCTTTCGTGCTGAAATAGTACACATATTTATCATCATAGAATTCAGCTTTTGTTTGTCCGCCATAAATCGTAAAATACCTTAATCCGAATTCCGGTTCATGAATATTCCCATCGCTGAGGAAAACCGCTTCCCATGGTTCAATGTTTTTGACTCTTTCATTACCGTTCCGGTCGATATATGCAAGCCGCGCTCCGTAGCCGCAAATTGTCGCCATCTTTCCCCATTCACTATCTTCGTCAGCAATATTATTCAGAGTGTTGAAATCATCAATCATTTGCTTTCTGGTTGAAGTAGTGCCAGTCTCTCGCTTATCATCAAACTCATACGTGATCGGATGCCCGAAGAGATAGCCCACCTTCGTATCAACAATGTCTGAATCAAATGAGTTATTAAGCTTGTTATTGACCTTATGATCTATCCGCTTAACATGGCCGGTCTCGAAATCCTCATACTCAATGGCTTCTCTGGTTAAGATCGGCACGCCCTGAACCTCTGCCTTGTATCGGTCGTATAAGTTTTTCATTCTATCATGATCGCTTTTATGTGCTTCGATGATTTCTGCAATCAATTCAGGTGTAATGCCTGAAGCTCTGATCTTATCCATCAAATGATTCACAATGATCACCCCTTCCCTTTTCGTCTCATTGGTTTATTGTTTGTATAAAGGGCATAACGTATGGAGTCCAGAACATCGTCCCATTCCTTAACCGGTTCGCCTGTCTTCTGATTCCAGACGTACATAAAGATTTCTTTTTTAAACCGGTCAACTTTGTCTTCAACGACAAAAAGCTGTTCTTGTTTGAACAGCCGCGCTACTTCTTCTATACCGGATACTACAGCTTTATCAGCGTTGATAGCCCGAAGTTTTTCACGCCGGAAACGAACAACGTGTTCTGGCCGTGCTGTATCACAGTAGAAATTAATGTTGCCGTATCGCCCTTTGATGTCCTTTGCTACCTTCACCCAGTAATCAATCTCTTCGTGTTGCTTAGAATGTTCTTCGAGCAAATAAAAACACCCTTGGTCATCTTGTCCGATTACGACAATAGAACCTGGGTGCTCATATCCCCAGTCAACACCAGCGAAGTATTTTGTAAACCTGCCCTGTTTCTCTTTTAAATGGTCTGAACTGATATAATGTTTGTCTTTGTTGAAATCCTTGTATATTACACCCTCTGGCGCAACCCAGTAGCCGTAAATGTCCCTGTCCGTAAACATGCCGCTCGGTGTTGAAGCAACAATACTTTCGACATATTCTGGATCGAGAAAGTTGTTATCAAACAACGAGAAGTGAAAAGACCGGATGTTCAGCCGGCCGTTTTTCAGCCGCTGCCCGTCTTTGTCGATATAATCCGTTTTGACAGTGTGCATCGGGTTTTCGGGGTTTGTATCCATCATGACCATTGCACCTTTATAGGAGCAACGGGAAATAACTTCCTTCACGAATGAATCATGCAGGGCTGTCGCTTCGTTTAAGAATGCACCAGCTGATGTAAAACCCCGCGCCTTTTTCCATGAGTCTGCATTTGCGCCGTCAAAGCAATAAACACGGTTGCCGAATATCTCAACGGCATTCGCTTTATCAAGTCGCAATTCTTTCCCCAAGATCAGCTCTAAATCATTTAAGATATTCCGCTTTATAGAAGCCTGAGTTGCCCCGCCGATGATAAAAGAAAGCCCCATGTTTTGATATTTGCTGATGTGCCCGAGGAACGTCAAAAGGAGCACGAATGTTTTCCCTGCCCTTTTCGCTCCGCTGCATATTAAGATTTTCGGCTGTTCTTCAATAAAGCTATTCCATACCTCTTGTTGCTTAGAGTTAAGTTCCATGAGGTTTCACCATCTTCCGCAGCATGGCAGCAACTTCATTTTCTTTAGAGTTTCCGTTATCGCCGTTAATATCTTTCTTCGCCTTCTCGATATTCAAGCGCATTTGCTCCAATTTAAGGCGCCGTTCATCTTGTTCATGGGCCAGCTGATCAAATTGCTTTATCAAGCTCCTCAGCTCCCCCATTGCCCGAGATTGAGCGTTCAGGAAGGTTGCATGACGATCCCAAGCGAATTGAAACTCCCATTCTTGCTCATCGCCAAATGCACCCGGTTTCTCTTTTTTCAAAACCTTAGTCATATCGTCTTTATCCTGTACGTGCATGATGCGCTGCGCCCGGATAATAGCCGCATATTGAATCTGAATTTGATCCCATATCATATCAGCTGGCGAACGCTCCTGAATCTCTTCCATGATCTCAAGTGTTTCTTCTGGCAAGAATTTAGAGAAAAAGCCGTGAGTCACAGCGTTTTGATTCTTCTGTGGTGCGCCGCCGTTGTTCCCTAATGCATTTTTGTTGCCCGGTTGCCCGCCTTTTTTTGTGTGCACACTTTTTTCAATGGGTGCACCCTTTTTCCTTTCCCAACCATGCCGCTGCTTCCACGATTTAATGGTGTTCACTGACACCCCGTATTTTTCGGCAAGGTCCTTGTATTTCATGCCTTTGACGTAATCCTTATACGCCTGAATGTGCTTTTCGGCCATCTACATTCACCGCCGCCCCCTTCTGATTCGTGTTGTTTTGGAAAAGATATTCCCTCTAAACCACCACCGTGCTCAAGCCGTTAACCGCCAATTGTCTATCCTGAGACTTACCGGAAGCAGTTTACAGGGAACAAAAAAAGCACCCCGCAGGATGCTCTTATTATTTAATCCAATCTTTAATCTCTTTAATGGTCTTATAGGCCTTAGACCATGTTCCATTCTCTTTCAAGTAGTTTTCACCTTTCTCTGTCAGTTCAGGTCCTAATTTGTATAAATGAGGTCTATCATCTGAATAATGGACCCCAATGATATACCCTTCGCGTTTTAAAAAGTTCACAGCATCATCAAATTGATCTTCAGTAACTCCAATATCGTTTTCTGACAAAGGGGTATTACCTTCAAAAATTTCTTTTAAGATTGCATACCTTAATTTATCCTTATTCATATTTTCTCCTTTCAGTCTTTAGATCTGTCTTTCACTTTTCTCTCTTTGACTTGTTCAAATATTTTCATAATAGAAATTGCTTGATTTCTATGTTTTCTTTCTACTGCAATTATCCAAACAATAGCAGCAATTGTACCAGCAGCAAAAGCTAAAGCTCCCCAATGTTTTTCATAAAAATTAAAGAACATGGTGAGATATGCTGCAAATAACGGGATAAAGGCTGGAACATATTTTGAATGATCATGGATAATATCTATATGAGAAAATCTCGATATAGCAAATTCTAAACATTCAATATCCAACTTATAAAGAAGAGATTGGAACCTTTTGTATTCTTCCTTATCATGACCAATTCGAGTTTTTTCAAGAAAGAAAGCAAGTAGCTCCTTTTTGTGATAAGTATAAATCGCATTTTCCAGTTCTTCTAAGTCCTCATTATTCTTCTCTTCAATATTTCGCTTTTCAATATTCTTCTTTTTATTATTTTTCTGTTTTTTCATTTTACAATTCACTCCCATTTTTAATATCGGGAATGAAAAGTTATCGATTAACAATTTGCAAAATTTGTCGAACGAATCTGTTGAATAAAACCATATTTTGTCGGGGATATTAACATGTACGCAATACTGCTGCTGTTTTATCACCGATTCACTATGTAAGACCTCCCAGTTGAGTTGATCCTCGCTTACCACTGGGAGGTTTTACTCATTGTATGAAATTAGTGGTGACGCAGGAATAATCCGCCGCGCCGATCCTGCCTCCCATTTTACACCGCCGATTTAAACGAGTTCAAATATTGCAGAAAGTTGGCTTCTTTGACTTTATTGACGATGTTGCCGATTATGGCTGTTTTGATCTTTCTGATAGTATCCCGGGAGCAATCAAGGTGGTTTGCAATAGCAGTGTAGCTCATGCCTTCCATCATGCAATCATAAACGATTCGGTGCTTTTCTTCTTCAATGTGTTCCATAGCGTTGTCCAGGTAATGCACAATAGATTCATATTTGTGGAGCCGTCTCTCTCTTCGGTCCATCTGTCGCAATTCTGCCTGACTGACGCCAGCTGATCCCCTTGGCATGCCCGCGTCATCCCCGTATGTTGCAGTGAGCTTTCCGCCAATAAAATCCACTTTGTTTAATACACGATTAAGCCTTTTGATCTCCCGCAGCATGAATTTATAATCACGAATCCATTCCTCAATCTCCCATGCAATCATTTGATCTGTCATAGTGCTTTTCCTCCTGATAGTTAAATAGAGTAAGTGTCATTCCAGTTGTTTGCTTTTTGCTCTGCGATATATTGAGGCCTCGATACCTCTTTTACGCTGATACTGAAGGTTTTGACCAAGAAGGCTTTCAACTCGTTATAGAGCTCTTCTTTGCCGCAGAATATATTTACAAGCTTTCCGTTTTTATAAGCGAATCCGTATTTCATCCCAAAACTCCCCTTTTACTTTCTGCGTTTATAAGCGCCGCCTTTGCCGCGTCTGAGTGTTTGCATGTTTGTGTTCATCATTGATTGCCAGAAACGATCTGAGCGCTCCTGTTGCTTTTGTGATGGTTTCTTTTTAGACTGTTTCATGTCCAATCACTCCTTTCATTCCTAGTGATCGTGATAGACATTTGGATTGTTGCGAAATAAAAAAAACGGACACCGAACGAACAGCGATAATGCTGTAAGTTCAGTGTCCGCAGGCTTTCCGTCTAGGACATGTATTTTATTTTTATCTGTTTGAGAGTCTGTTTTTAATGTGTAATAGATTTTCCCACAGAACTTTACGTAGTTTATCTAATATTGCATAAACAAAATAGAAAAGAGCAAAATTGAACAACAAATTAAAGACTTGAAAACTAAAAAGAAAATCTCCAGAATAACCAAACCATTTAGCTGGATATCCAAATAAATAATGAGGCTTAGAAAATTCATTATCGGCAAATAGACCTAATCCAGGGATAAGAGACAAGATTACAACTGTGATAATACTTAAAAGAGAATATACTTTCCTTCTTGATAACTTCATAATTTCTCCTTTTTTTCAAAAATATATAGACTACCATAGTTTTACATGTTATTATATCATACGTTACATTATTATACAAAGGAGTCTTCAACATGAAAAAAGTCGCAGTTTTAGTCGCACTCTGTACAGCTTTAATATTTATTCCATTCAATACTAAAGCTACAACAGCAGTCCAAAAAGACCAAAAAACTATCAAACAAGAACTTCAAAAGTTTGATAAGCAAACAGATAGCGTAGAGCTAGTTTATAACTTACCAAAAGGTACACCTACAATTAAATTTGATAATGTAGAAGAATTTAAAAAAGCTGTTGCAGATTATGAAAAAGCTTCGAAAAACAAGAAGCAGAACGTTCAGGAGTATAATGATAACACAACTCCAACTAGCTATACATTCTTAGCTGCATCTTCTACAAAGACAGGAACAAAAAGAATCCGTTGGAGTAATTCAGAAAGTTTAAGATGGGCATATTCTGTTTGGTTACCATATAATATGTGGATTGACTTCAAATATACATACACAGGATCAGGAAAATCTAAAAAATTCAAAAAAGTAACATCCATTAAGTCTGATTCTTCAAGCTTCCCATCTTCTTGGCATCAATCAATGTCAAACTACTCTTTTTATGATAAAAATAGAGGAGTTAAGATTCACATAAAAGGATCATTTTTATTGGGTGTAAACATTGGTGGACAATCAGTGGGAGCTAAATTCCCTGATTCATACACAAAAAAATATCACTTTTAATTAGCAGGCCATCAGGCCTGCTTTTTTATTTGATCGACTGGTTTACAATGCAATATTCAACGCTTTTTCTCTATATACTTATCAATATCCTTAAAGTAAGCTGCAGCCGTGAATGAAATGATTGCCCCGATCAAAGCAAGGTTCGCTTTCATGTCCGGCCTGTAATCGTGTTGGAAATATATCCAGAATCCGCATCCCATCAGCAGAAACAGTGTTCTAAGTGCCATCCAATCCCCCTAACTAAATTACGTTCACAAAATATTAACAATAATTACCTTGGATATTTTTGTATTCTATGCAATAATACAGATGTATTAAAAAACCAAAGGGAGTGTTTAAAATGAAATTGAAAAGAGTTTTAACAGGTTCCGCATTGTCCCTTGCTTTACTCGTTTCCGCTGCTCCTGCTTTTGCTGCAACCCCTACTGTAGATAGCGCTAGTCAGAAGGCAATAACTCCTCAGGCTGAGTTAAAAACTATAACTCTAAAAGCCAATACACGCGGAGAACTTCTCAATGTAACAGTATTTGCTGGTGTTACTTACTATTTAAAAGATGCCTGGCAAAATAGTGACGGCACATGGACTGGCTTATACCAAGGTTGGTTTTAAAATTATATAGAGATAAGAGATTTTTCTCTTATCTCTTTTTTGTTTTTTGAACAAATCCAATACCTTATAATCTATCTTAATTACATTCAGGACAGCTGTATTCGATCATGCTGTCATCCCCCTATTCCCAGCCGACTGCAATTGCAAAGAATAAAACCAAAACCATCGCCCCAATGAGCCAACCGTTTGTCTTATCACGCTTTGCAATGATTGTTTCATCACCGATCATTTTCAGATCATCTGACTTTGCCACGAGCACCGGTATGTAATCTGGATGCACTTTCAAATATTCCGCTGCCTGCTCAACTGTCATTGCTTCGTCTTTCGTGGCTTTGACTGCCCGCTGAAGCTCAACTTGTAAAGGGATCATTCTGCATCACCTACAATCTGCAGATTCTTATAATGAGCTACATGTCCGCAGGGATTTTCCCAAATATGAACTTGTCCAAAGAATCCGTCCTCAGTATGCTGCGTGAACTGAGGATTTCCCATTTTCCCGCCACAAGTAGGGCATTGCCAAAGTACATTAACTTCTTTGAACCCGATCATGAAACCATTGGGATTGCGGGCAGGAATCGTTACTTTTTTTGCGTTCATTCCGCATCACCCTCCAATGCTTCAATTCTCCCCTGCAATTCTTCCACTTCATCCTCTAAATTGCCGTTTTCAAATTCAAAGTCTCTTATTGACTCTGCCTGTTTCTCGACCTTTAATTTTAGTTCTTCGTTTTCTGTCGAAAGCCGTTGAATCTCTTCCTGAGCCTGCCGGAATTGATGAACCGTTACCTCCTGCTGGCGTTTGTTTTCCTCGATGATTTCCTGACGCTTTTCAGCCAGTTCAGCTTGTTCAATCAGAAAGTGCCAAGCTTTTTCTAAACCTTCTCCGCATTCGGCGTATTTCTTTAACCAACTCGTGAAGATGGTAATATCAAATTTTTTAACTTCCTGTAATTTATCCATGCCGTTCCTCCCCCGCAGGGGAAAGCCCCTGCTATTTGATTTTGAAACCTATTTCGTGATCGACTCGAGCAAAACTGCCCTTTGCCGTTTGAATGATTGTTTTGCCATGCTCCGGGGCTTCCAAGACATGTGCAGTGCCCTGGCTCCCGTCTAAAACGATGATCTGTATTTTGCCCGACTCCATTGCCTGTTCAATTGTTGTATCTTTGCTTAAATTAATTTCTCTTGGGTTGTACATTCTTAGCGCCCCCTGTGCTATGATAGAAGTACCAGTTCGTATCAGAGCATCGGGGCTAACGCTTCGGTGCTTTTTTTGTGTTTAATAGTGATCCGGTTTCCATCCGACCATCGTGAATGCCGGCGATGGTTTCAGATCCTCCCGGTAAACGATCGGATGCTTTTTCACGTATTCGGCCAGCTGTTCCGGCGTCATCTTCCATTCTTCAACCGGTCCTGGCTTGTAAGGATTGATGCTTTGCTGTTCCATAGTATCTGCCTCCTGAATTGATTTTGGGAATTTCCGTGCCGCCGAGCTTCTTGCAATCAGAACCCATTCGGCTGGCGCATGCCTTAAACTGAGAGCAACGTGTCATACAGGCCATGAGCTTATCTTCTTCCTGCACCCACAACGGCCGATCGTCTGCGATTACCACGTTTAACAGTGGACTTTCCCGCCTTTCTTTTGAGTTTTTTCAGCTCGTCCAGCTCGATGAAGCCGAGTGACTTATCCAGAGCCAGCACCTTGAGTGGCGTATCGTAAAGCCGCTCATACAGCTTGCGTTTGATGGCAAATTCCTTTGTTTCCACGCCCTTGATATCAATGATCTCGATGCTGCCGTCCAAATTATGAACCTCAAAATCTGCAATATATTCAATCTTCCGAAAAGTTTTGCCGTTCTTTTTGAATGCCTCTTGCAGTAGGAACCGTGGCTGTAGCTTAAAATCTTTGATCTGCTTGCTCACCTTGAGCCATTTCAGCTGCTCATAGTATTTGGCTTCGGCCCGGCTATCGAACGTGATGCCGTCCACCTGTGTTTTTCTTGCGCCGTACTTATTCGCTGGCATGCGATGCCTCCCGAAGCTTATTCTTTTGTTTCCTAATCTCTAGTTCGTTCATGCCGCAATCTATACAATATTCATAGTCAGGCATCATCAAATGATCTTCTCCCGGCATAGTGCAGTAACTCATTTCCATGTGCTTATGCTCACAGGATTCCTGACGTTTTTTCTGTTCTTCCTCTCTAACAACCGAGCAATATACTCTTTCATGCAACCTAGCTCCGTGCTTTGTCATCAGCCGCTTTCCGCAATGTTCACACTGATAAAGCGTCTGATTTTCTAACACTTTCATTCTCCTTACCTCCCGTCATTCTCTTCCCATTGCTGAATCTGCTTTTCTTTTGCTGGTGCCGTGAGTATGATTACCGGCAGCAGGATCACCTCTTTAAGCACTGCGCATCAGCTCCATTTGTCTGATCTTTTCCTCAAGCACCCGGATAGCCGGTGTGAGGTCCTTACCGCCTTTTTGTTCAGCAGGCCCGAACAAATACATTCCTTTGGATCCATTAGCATTCGTTTTTTCATCCATTCCGCAACCCTGCCAATCTATGATTTAATTGCATTCTGTCGCCCTTGATGATCACGCAATAGTCCGCGCACATTTCATAAATCCGGGTGCCAAGTGCCTCGTCTATATCGACCAGCTCTTCGATGTCCAATTCACTTGAGATAAGAAGCGGTTTATGATTCAGATATCGATAATTGATGACTGAGTATGTCTGCTCCATCTGCCAATCGGTTGCCCGTGGTTTCTTAATCCGTCCCTCTTTGGTGTTTGTGTAAACAGGCTTGAACAGATCATCTATGAACAGCACTTCAACTTCTTTCATGCGATTGAGTTTTTCTTCAAGCTTGTCAAAGTCATCTTTCAGATCGTTGAAGCCTTCCACGTAAGGAAAATACTGAACCGCGATGTTCTTCGATTTGATCAGCTTGTTTGAAATAGCTGTTAACAGGTGCGTTTTCCCTGAGCCTGGCTGCCCCAGTAAAGCAATGCTGTTGCTTCGGGTGCCCCGGATGCTGTCAAAGTCTTTGTAGTATTCCACCGCAGTATCGTAAGTGTCTTTCACGACAGCTGGCTTTCCCTCAGTTATAAAATTCTTGAACTTCAGCTTCTCAAATTCAGCAGTTATGTCACTAGAATTCATCAGTTTCCGGATTCGCCGGCGCTCTATGCATTTGCACCGGACCCAAACCTCATATCCGTCCTTGTTCTCGATGTAGCCAAGTTGATCTTTGCATTTCGGGCAATCATATTCAGCCTTTTCTTCTGACCCGGCCGACCCCGCCGAAAATTGGGCTGACCTTTCCTGAAGCTTTTTCAGTATTGCTGCCATTGCCGCGTCCGTACTTTTTGTTTTGTGTGTTTCCATGTTGCCACTCCTTACTTTTGTTCTTGTTTGACTGGAGAATGCGCTGTACGTAGGCCAGATTGCGAGCGTTCCGCGTTACTGCCTCTTTCATTGCCTCCAGCACCTTATCTTCTCCATAATCGTCTATCAAGCTATTAAGCTTCTCAGACATGAACGATGATAGAAGGCCGAATCCCTCATCCTCGAAAAATGCAAATGCGTTACTCTTCATTTTCTTCTCATCCTCCTTCTGCTCTTCTTGTGCTGGCGTTTCTTCCTGTACCGGCTCCGATTTCTTCCCGTAATTCTTGGTGTTTTGAAGTTTCACATAATCAACAATCGTGACAATGATCCCTTTGTTCTGCTTCAAGCGCCTCGTTTTGATAAAGCCTGATTCTTCTAACTTACCGAGCGAATAACGCACCTTCTTTACGTCAATGGAAGCTTCTCTCGCCAATTCAGCAACGTTGATCATCGCTTCTCCAATCTTTAGAGATCCAAATGGTGCGAAAGCAGCCTCTTCGAGTAAGCACATATAAATCATCTTTTCGCGCCTGTTTGTAAATTGGCGAGAAGGGACAATAACATAACCCCAACCTTCCATATCCATGCCGCTCACCTACTTCCTTTCACACAGGGCTGTCAGTGCCTTAAAATCTATTTTTACCAATCTGAGAGACGGCTCGTTTGTCTTGAGAAAGTCAGTGACATACCTGGTGTACAAGTCTTTTCGCATATCTCGTCGGACAGTCTTCACAAGCCAGACATAACAATGGGGGATAGGAACCTTGATCACTTCCCTTTCCATCAGCTAACCAACTCCGAAAAATGCATGATGCTGTTCAGTTGATTAGTGGCACGGCAATACTTGCATTTTTCACACCGTAAGGGCTTCTCTCCGCCGTATTTAACCTGAATAATGCGCTCCATTCTCTTTTCAATTTCTTCGAGCTCCACTTTCATTCGGCCCTCGTCTATATTGATAACCGCTTTGTCCGGTGGGTCTTCTTTAGACACTCCAACGATCAGAGGCTCAAGCCATTCGTTACGCCCAGTCATCCGTTTTTCAATTTCTGCGTAAATCGCCATCTGAGCGATGTATCCGTATGCCTCAACAAATGAGCAATATCCTATTTCCGGGTCCCAAACCCTTTCACGTAATGACCTTGCTGTTTTCAGATCGGAGAAACGGCCGCCAGCTGGGTTGTATACGTCCAGCTTTCCTTTCCACGGAACACCGAACAATTCAGCAGTTATGATGACTTCCTTTTCTCCTTGAAGAACAAACATACAGAGATCATCATGTTGAATTGCCTCAATCATCAAATCAGCTAACTTGTACTGCTTGTACAGTTGGCCTTTCTGAGTAAATAGTGAAGGTGTGTTCTTCTTAAATTCATCAAAAGCCTGTTCACCTTCAAGCCAGGCATGAACGTATTGACCGAAGAGAAGGGCCTCCGATGTTGGGGGCGTCCATTCTCCGTTAATCTTTGCCATCGTTGCTGCCTCACATTGAAGAAAGCTTTTATATTGAGAGTTCGACATGTAGTATCTATCAATCTCGTTAGAATAATAGTTCTCCTTGTTTAGCGCCGGTATCCGCATTAGCAGGATCACCCGCCTTTTCTTTGCTATCAGTAGGCTTGTCAGCTTGCTCTTTTTGCTTTTTGAACTCTTCCTCAGCCTTTGATTTTGTTGCACCTGTAGCCTTGGTATTGAAGTAATCTTCCTTCTTTGCCATACCATCACGAAGCGCTGTATAAATGCGGCCTATTTTAAGAAAGTCTTGCTCTGTGAATGCATCTAAATTGCTGCCGATGTATTCCTGAATCATTTCCTTAGTAACGCCAAACTCTTTTTTAAAGAGGGACAAAGCACTTCTGAGACGATCTTCCAGAGGCTCCTTATATCCGCTGATCAAAGTTTTTTGACACATATCAACTGCAGCATCGACAATGTCACCAGGTATGACACCGAGAATACAAGCCCGGACACGTCGAGCTCCTTGGTTGGCAACCATTTCGTAAATATCGCGTGGATCATCTAGTTTTGTGATCTTTCCCTTTGCCTTTCTTTCGTGTTTCACAGTGAAAATTTTGGTTTGTCTTGTGTTTGTTTCCAGGTCCCAAGCGTAGGCCATAACAGAGGATTCCCCGGCTTTCTGCTCAAGCTCCATGATTCCGTAATCAATGTTGCCCCAATTCTGTGCCAGTGCTTCGGCCAACCTAATTGAAGGTCCTGACACTTTACTTCCTCCGCGTGGGTATTCATAGACAGCATTTTCAGCTAACAATCGTCTTTCACAAGCTTTTCTGATGCGTTCGAACGCCGCATAAACGTCACGCGGGAATTTCTTTGCAATAACCATAGCCGCCTGTACTTCTTGCGCCTGTCGGCTTACCATTGCTTCTGTAGTCACGCTGGATGCCTGCTGAGAAGCCGGCATGTAATCTGAGTAATCCACCTGTGATAAACCATTCATTGTGCTTCTGCCACCTTTCTTTTGTATGCTTCCGTTCCAAGCCGCTGCCATTCCCGATAGTGATCCATAGAAGGGAAACTAAACTGCGCTTTACCGTTTTTGGTGAATACAATTGAACCGCCGACCTGTCTTAAACGTTGCTGATCCTCCGCACGTTCGCTGAATGCCACTTTAACTGCTTTAGCCATGTATAAAACCTCCATTGATTTTTATGAGGCGTTTTGGTATAATTAAGTAAATATTCAAGTCAAAACGCCTTACTAAGTCCACTCTGCCAAGTGGGCTTTTTTATTGCTCATTTTTAAATTTGAAGCCAAGCTGCTCCCTGAGATAACGATCAAGGTTCTCTCTCAAGATCACCGCGCCGCAATCAATTACATAATCATCGACTGGGGTAACTTCATCCCCGAAAAAATCCTTTTGTGTTTCTGGCTCAGTCAACTTGTCGTGCCAGTTGTTTAAAATCATTGGATTTTCGATCATCCATATGCTCCTTTCTGTAATTTGCTGTGCGTTCATCCCAAATCAAGTGCAGTTCGCTATGTTTTCGGATTCTTTCACACCATGCACTGACTTCCAACGCTGTTGCTGGTTTGTGTACAAAGTGAACCATCAGCCTAAGCTCCTGCGTACCAATGACAAATCAATGCCTCGCTTTTGCATTTTCAATGCCGTATCATATAACAACCCTTTATGCGAAATGCGTTTTAAATCCTCAATATTCGCTTTAATACTGCCAAGAATATCTAAAGCTTCTTCATAATCACCATCTTTTAAAGAGGCCAGTAATAGATCAGCCATACTTTCAACTGAATCTGATTTTCGTTTTGCCACTTCTACATCGGATTTCAAAAATTGATTGAGTTTCATATGAGCATAGCCTGCCTTTCCTCTTGTTTTGACATTGCAACTTGATCCATTAACGCTTTACGAGTCCACTTTTCCGCAAGCTCCTGCATCTTTAGACCATGACTTCTAGATAGGGCGTAAAAGAGAGTATCAATAGCTGGTCCGAGATCAAGAATCTCTTTAAGATCACTCATGGGAAGAGCCTCAACTCTGCCCGGCCGCTCGTTCGCCAACCACAGTGCGATATTTTCAGCAGCCTCAAGTGATTCTTTTGTCTGTTTCATAAAATTGATGAGGGCTTTACTAGGACTTACATTCAAAGCTGGATCGACTGGCGCTGTCGCCCTCGGATGTAGCCGGAACAAGTAATGCACAAGGTCAATGTGCTCATAAGCTCCGCATACCTCAAACCACTTGATGCAGAGTTCAGGCGTTAGTGTGCTTAGACCATTTTCAACGTCTGATACATACCGCTGATCCTTGCCGCCGAGTAACTGTCCTAATTGAAATTGGGTAAAACCAATTGTCTTTCTAACCTCCCTCATAATTTTTGGTAAATTATCGAGTTTATACGGGTTGTTCGACATATGTTCGCCTCCTGTTTCACGGGGAATTATTTGGTAAAATTTAATTAATGAAGGAACTAGCTCGCTTGCTGTTTCAGCTTATTGATGATGAAGGCTTGTCCCTTAGGAGTGATGCGCATTGTCAGCCAGGACTTCGGAGTGCCGTTTACATCTCGCACCCCCTGTGCGATTTCAAAGTAACCGCGCTCGATATATTCCTGATATGGCTCATTTCTGTTGGCCATGATCATCTTCCATTCGCGCAGCTTCTGAAAGAGCCGTTTCTCACCGATAACAATGCCGTTTTTGCAAGCAAGCTTTGCCAGTTCACGAACAAGCATTGATCTTTCTGATGCCATACAACTCTGTGCAAAGTTGACTAATGGTTCTTGAATCTTCAATGTTTGTTCAAGTTGCTGCCGTTCTTCCTGCTCGCTGATCCATCGCTTTGCCCGGCTGACTGGATCTTCGATCATGTAGGACGGCTGAGTCATTTTTTGCAACTCTGCTTCCATGCGGTTAAACTCCGCAATGTATTTTTCTTTGAATATCGCTGCCTTTGTGCCTGTATAACCAAAAACTAAAAATGTGAGTCCATCACGTTTGATTAGATATTTTTTTAACGTTCGACCAGTTGCATCTTGATAATCACTCAACGAAAAATTTCGTTCAGTAAATTCCTTGGAGCAATTGAGTGTTTCAATACTTTTTATTACATCGGCGTGTCGTTTTCCGAATACCTCAGCCACCGTCAGGCTGTCTGTTACGGCTTGGTTGCCTTCAATAAAAACAATCTGATTCACTCTATAAAGCCTCCTTCATATTTGCTTGTTCCTGCGCTTCGATCCACGCATCTATGTTGTGCTTAGTGAAGAAAATGCGTGTTCGTACTCGGAAGTGAGGAATTTCTTTTTCACGAACCATTGTGTAAATCGTGTCGTGGTGAACACCGAGGTATTCAGCAGCTTCCTGCACGGTCATTGTGTTGCGAGTCATTTTCTATGCCTCCTATGCTGTAATCTTCTTTCCCTGCATTTCGTGGTGTTGATTATCAAAAAAAATTTGTTGAACAGTTTTTTGATAATAATCAGCCAATTTAATTTTTATTTCATCCCGCGGAATACGCTGCCCAGTTTCATACATTTGCAATGCACTTACACTTATTTTAATTGCTTCGGCTACCTCGCTACGAGACTTTTCAGCTCTTAACCTAAGAAGCCTTTGACCAATAAGCTTTTTGTCCAATCAAGTCACCTCCTACACAATTTGTGGTGTTCTTGATTATTATATTAAACCACGCGATTCGTGGCGTCAACACTTTTCGTGGTGTTTTTATAAAAAACACGTTTCGTGTGGTATTATCAATTCAGGTGATGACTGTGAAATTTGATGAGACTCTAAAAAAATTGAGGCGAGAAAAAAACCTCTCCCAAAAGGAATTAGGAAATAAATTAGGTTTAGCCGAGAGTACGATTGGCATGTATGAACAGGGTAAAAGACAACCTGATTATGAAACGCTTCTAAAAATCGCTGATTTTTTTGAGGTTTCTTTGGACTTCCTTTTAGGCAATCCTAGAGGTGGTTCAAGTGTCAGAGAAACAGAGGCCTCTTACAACATCAGCGATCCAGATTTACAAATAGCTTTTAAAGATGCATCTGACTTTTCAGAAGAAGCACGTAGACAAGCTATTGATTTTATCGAGTACCTGAAAGAGAAAGAAAAAGCAAAAGGACGTAAAACTCCAAATTCTGATCGTTAATACAAGTGATATAAATAATCATTTAACGGCTCCAAGTGCAATGATTAATCTATATTGATTTAGTTATTCTTTAGTTATTTAGTTATTAATAGAAGTTTCCCAAAAAAGCCGAATGGTAACTAATGTAATTCCACTCGTGTACCAATGTAAATAATTACAAACACACAAACCCTTACGCAGCAAGGGTTTGTAGAAATGCCCGTCTCCCAATGGTGTACCACTGGTTTCCCAATCGTATCCCATTGGTGTACCAAAAAACGGGTATCTTCTTTTAATTTTCTGATGACATTTTTTTATAAAAAGGGGAAATTACAGTTGGCATTTTTATTTGAAAATGGTGAGGTTTATAATTGTCAGTTTAAAAAAACGATGAAAGCCTCTAAAAACTTTGTGAAAACATATGAAGCAGCTAAAACAATTCTTGATGAAAAGAACGAGACTATTAATGAACTCGTTTGCGGGTGCATGAAAGGTGACTCATCTTGGGGGCTTTTTATTGCAACTGAAAATCTTCTATATTTCATTGTTTTGAAGAAAAAGCAACCTGTTGTAACGCAATGGTCATATGAAGAAATTATAAAGATTTCAATCAGTCGAAAACCTATGATTGGATATAAAATCGATTTGCAAACAGTTGATGGCAATCTAAACATCAATTCAATATCAGAAGGCGACATTGAAGGACTTCATAAGTTTGTGGAATCAAAAATAGCTGGCAACGAAGAGAAACACCAACAACAAGAACTCCAGAAGAATATTAAAGAATACTATTTTAAATCTGCCAAAACGACAGTTACTTTGGATGGAAACTTTGTAAGGGTTGCAAGAAAAGGTGCAGTTAACACAATTACACGTGGTTACAGTGGTGAGAAATCATACAGAATTAGTGAATTAACGGGTGTTCAAATTAAAAAGCCTGGTTTAGTCACATCTGGTTATTTTCAATTTTTGACCCCAGCCGCAAATGAAACAAGTGGATTATGGGATGCTATTCAGGATGATAATTCTTTCGTATTTATAAAAGATGAATTACCAATGGTTTTAGAAATTCAAAAGTATATCGAGGAACATCAGTCTGCGCCAGCGCAGTCGGCCACAATCGCGGCATCTACACCGACACCAAGTATTTCAGCAGCCGATGAGTTGAAAAAATATAAAGAGTTATTGGACATGGATGCTATCACTCAAGAAGAATATGAGATCAAAAAGAAGCAGTTGCTCAACCTATAGAAAGGTGGTTTTCAGATGTTCAAAGAAAATATCAAAACTCTCGTAAACAAATATTTATCTAAATACAATCAAATTGTTGACACTCTGTATAAATCCGCTTATTCAACTAATCCTGAAGCATTCCGTTTAAAAGACCCTTCTAATATAAAAATATATGTATTAAAGCTATCGCCTATATTAGGTGCGAATTTCTCATATCAATTATACCTGACTTACGAAAAAGACAAAAATCTGGAATTAGAAATAATTGATCTAACAGAAGAAAAGCATTATGAAGACTATTCAAAATATAGATCTCCAGAAGATTTCATTACACAAAAATTCTTAGAGAAGACTAACATTGGACATGGGGATATACTATATACTGAGGATATTTCTGTTTATAATAATCTACATACTCTAACAGCAGATGAGTTTACCAATATTTATTCCAATAAAATATGGCACGATACATTTCATAATCGTATGCTAATACTAGTCACATCAGAAGGACGAAGGTTTGTTGAACACGCTAATCACCCAGCTAGTTACTATGCAAAAAATGCTGCCAAATATTCTTATTCCCTTTTAGATTTAAAAGCTATTATAGATACCGTAAATGATGAGGATTTTAGTTACCAAATGGATCAAGCTATCGCCGCTTACGAAAATTCTTTATACCTAGCTTCCTGCGCAACTTTAGGTGTATGTCTAGAGACGTTGTGTAAATTGTTACTTCAAAAAGAAGGTAAAAAAATAAAAGATAGTGATCCAACAATGTTAGATAAGCTCGGTCAACGTTTAAGGGAGAATAAGATAATCAATTATAAGTTAAATAGTAGAATAGATGTCTGCTATAAAATCCGAAATTTATCTTCACATACAAGTCCCGGCAAAGTTTTGCAAGGAGACTGTCACTTTATAATTGCTACTATAAATGAAATTGTTGATACCTATTTCAAATGAAGAAGTCCGTTCAGGGCTTTTCTTTCACACCAAAAACAGAACATACATTCCCATACGGCGGTGTTTATTATGGCAATCCAGTTATCATATTTAGAAGAAGAAGTAAAAAAGATTTATACAAAATTAAATATGCTCACTCCTGAGGATATAGATCTTGAACGAATTGCCGCTGCTTTTAAGATATGGATTCATTATGAGAAAGCTAATAGCAGCATGTTTTGTATCAATGGGCTTTATAGCATGGTTTTGGATATTCGAGCTTCCCCACAAGAGCAATGGCAAGACTTCGTTCACGAACTCGCCCACGTGCTGAAGCATGCCGGAAACCAATTTAATATGAACAGAATGTTTAGAGAGCTTCAAGAATATCAAGCCAATAGTTTCATGTATCACTTTTGTGTGCCGACATTCATGCTTGAAAAGATTTGGTTGCCGCGCAGTGCAATCCGAGGCTATAAAGTTAATTGGGGATACCTTTAACGTCACATACCCTTTCGCAGCTAAACGGCTTGAAATGTACAAAAGAAAACAGTTTTCAGAGAAACTTTATTTAATGGGGTGTTAATCATGGGTCATTGGATGGCTAGAGGTCAAAAATCATTTTTATTAGTTGTTGAGAACGGTTATGATTCAAAAGGCAAACGCAATAGGAAGACTAAAACAATCAAAATTGAAGATCCTAAAATTCTAAACAGCGTTAGAAAGCGAGAAAAATATTTATCACAGCAACTCCTAATGTTCGAAATGGAAGTAACGTCTGGTGAATATATATCGCCCGAAAAAACAACCTTCGAGTCTTTTGCAAACGAATATAAAGAACGAATTTTATATAAGAAATTTGCCCACAGAACATCTGAAATGCATGAGAGTCATATCAAAAACTATATTCTTCCAGCGATCGGTCACAGGAGATTAGATCAGATCAAAACAATGCATATTGTTGACTTTATGGATTCACTTGAAAAAGACGGAATTCGAAAAGACGGCAAACCAGGAGGTTTATCAAGTTCAACCAGATACGACATATTCAAAGTTCTGAAGGCAATGTTCAAAGTTGCGGTTAAGCAATGGAAACTAATCAAAGTAGATCCAACCGAAGATTTAGATCCCCCTTCTGTTGAAACCAAAGAAATGCAATTTTATGATTCAGAAGCAGCTAAAGAATGCATTGAAGCTCTTTATCAGATTGATATAATGTGGAGATTGTACTTTTTGGGTGCAATGATTGGCGGTCTAAGAAGAGCAGAAGGATTAGCCTTTGAATGGCATTTAGATGTTGATTGGGATGCAGGAGGTTTTTATGTAAATCGTTCAATTCCAAAAACAATTGATGGGAAACCACTTATCAAAGATCCTAAATCAAAAAAATCCAAACGCTTTGTAAAGATGCCTGATTGGTACATGGAAGAGCTTGAGAAGTACTATAGAATGTGGAAAAAAGAGAAACTGAGATTAGATGATGCTTGGGAAGGTGGAGAACATCAATACATTTTCCATAGTGGGAAAGGTAAGCCCTATTATTACACAACCCCCACTGCAAAATGGTCCAAGTTCACTAAAAAGTATGGGCTGAAAAAAATACGACTTCATGAGTTGCGTCATACAATGGTTACTTTATTAATTGAAGCTGGTGCAAATTATAGAGCGATTCAAGAACGAGTCGGTCACGCCAACTATCGAACTACATTCGATAGATATGGCCATGTAACAAAAAAATTAGCTGATGAGACAGCTGAACTATTCAACAATTTTGACCCTAAAAAGAGATACGGTCAATGA